TGGCTGACGCTATTGCTAGAGTTAGGGCAATGGAAATTAGGCTTAAAGAAATCGAAGTTAAACTCTATATGGCTGGTATAAAGTAAGGAGAATACAATGGGATTTAAATTATCACGACGGAGCCTTGACCGACTTGAAGGTGTAGACGAACGCTTAGTAACGGTGGTTAATCATGCAATCACTGCAACAAAAACAGATTTTGGTGTTATCCAAGGCATGCGTACACTTGAGCAGCAAAAAGAATTGGTTGCTAAAGGCGCAAGCCAAACCATGAAATCTAAGCATCTTACAGGTCACGCTGTTGATCTGATGGCTTACATCAATGGCCGTGGCTCATGGGAGCTTAACCTGTACGATGACCTAGCTGATGCTATGAAGGAAGGCGCTGACATGGCTGGCGTTGCTGTGAAGTGGGGCGCTGCTTGGTCAGTTGGTGACATGCGTAAATGGGAAGGCACGATGGAGGAAGCTATGAATAGCTACGTAGACCTTCGCAGGTCTCAAAAGAGACGTCCATTTATCGACGGGCCACATTTTGAACTAATTTTGTAAAAAAAACTGGTCTAAGGATATAAGACATGTTACATAAACATCGTAAGATGTAAGATAACATGCGGTACTAAGCTATGGACGACATAGACGTCGTACAATTTGTGCAACGTTCTACTAAAGAACGAAAAATGATGGTCCTTGACCTGTTGGAGAACAACGGGATCAAAAACATGGAGCATTATCAATTGTGCATGGGCGAGCTTAATGCCTTAAACTTTATTTCTCAGGAACTTTCTATACTTCTAGAGAAGCAGGAGACTTTTGATGACTGACTCATCTATTGCGGTGGACTTAGAAGCCGCTCAATCGGGTATTGAAGCGATGTATGTATCGCCCGAGGAGCGTGTCCTTGACCCCACAAAGGCCGATCAATCGCTACTGGAGAAGCTTCCAACACCCACGGGATGGCGAATGCTTGTGTTGCCGTACCGCGGTAAAGGAAAAACGTCGGGCGGCCTGTATCTTCCAGACAAGGTTGTGGAGGAAGGTCATGTTTCTACTGTTGTGGGGTATGTGATGAAACAAGGGGCGCTTTGTTATAAGGACAAGGAAAAATTTCCTGGCGAAGCTTGGTGTAAAAAGGGCGATTGGGTTATTTTTGCTAGATATGCAGGCTCTCGTTTTCGCATTGAAGGCGGAGAGGTCCGGATTATCAATGACGACGAAATTCTGGGAGTTATCTCGGATCCTGAAGACATTATAAGCCTGTAAGGAGGGCAATATGGCGGAAACAGCGCAAATCGAAACGGAACCGGCCGAAGCCGAAGTTACCGAAATTGAGGTTACGGAAGAGCCCAGGATTCAATCTGAATCCTTTTCCGCGCCTGTAGAAAATGTTCCAGAGGAAACGGAACAGGGGCAAGAAGTCGGCAAAGCTCAAAAAAGAATTAACGAGCTTACCAAAAAAATGAGAACCGCTGAAAAACGCGAAAAAGAAGCTATTCGCGTAGCGCAGCAAATTCAAACGGAATCTCAAGGCCTCAAGGCTCGAATGGAGCAGTTGGACAAGGGGTATATAGAGCAGTTTGGAAAAAGTTTAGAGATAGAAACTAACCAGGCAGAAGCTACGTTGAAGCGTGCGATAGAGGTAGGGGACAGCGATACGATTGTTTCCGCTCAACGGCAGCTTAACGAACTAAGTGGTCGGTCTCAGCAGCTTCAAATGGCGCAACAGCGCAAGAAGCAAGAAGCTGAAGTAGCTCATTTTAGAGAGCAAAGCGATGCTGCGCAGCAACAAATGCAGCAACAAGTGCCGCAACAGCCGCAGCAACAGGTTCGTCGTCCTGATGCCAAGGCGGAAGATTGGGCCACGCGTAACTCTTGGTTTGGACAAGACGATGCCTTAACTTTTGCAGCTTTCGGCATACACAAAACCTTGGTGGAAGATGAAGGATTTGACCCGCAGGAAGATTCTTACTATAATGAATTAGATCGAAGACTCCAAACAGAGTTTCCGCAAAAACTCGGTTCCAGCAGACGGCCCGCTCAGACGGTAGCTGGAGTAAACCGCGCAGGTAATGCTTCTGGGCGCAGTAGAAGGGTCAAACTCACCCAGACCCAGGTTGCAATAGCCAAAAAATTGGGCGTGCCGCTAGAAGAATATGCGAAATACGTGAAGGATTAAGAATATGACAGATACAACGAGTAAAGATCGTTTTGAGGGCATAGATCGTTCTCCTCGCGCTACTAAAACTAGGGAAAAAACGGCGGCTAGACGGCCGTGGGCTCCCCCGTCAATGCTTGATGCTCCCCCTGCGCCGGAAGGCTATAAACATCGTTGGATTCGTGCGGAGACGCGCGGCTTTGATGATCGGAAGAATATCAGCGCTAAACTCAGAGAAGGCTGGGAATTGGTTCGCAAGGACGAATACCCTGATTTTGAGTCGCCTGTTATGGATTCAGGGAAATATGAAGGAGTTTTTGGGGTAGGCGGACTGCTTCTTGCAAGAATACCGTTGGAGACAGTTGCAGAAAGGACTGAATATTTTGCGTCACGCAATACAGACCAGATGCAGGCTGTTGATCACGATATGCTACGTGAGAATGCACATTCAACCATGACGATCACTAAACCCGATCGTCAGTCACGTGTAACCTTCGGCGGTCCCCGTAAATAAGGACTGCCATTTTAGGAGAAAAATCAAATGGCAAATGCAAATACTGCCTATGGTCTTCGTCCTATCGGGCTTGTTGGCTCCGCGGCTAATTCAACTGGGGTAACTCAGTACGAAATCGCGTCCAACAATACCAATGCTATTTTTCAATATTCTCTCTGCGTGCCTTTGGCGGCAGGGGTTGTTGATCGTGCAGGTGCTACCAATGGTGGTACTACACAAGCATTGGGTGTTCTGATGGGCGTAGAATATGTGGACTCGGTTTCAAAAAAACCTGTGTTCCTTAACTACTGGCCAGGGTCCGGATCAGTAAGTGTTGACACAAATCATCCTGTCAAAGCTTTCGTTGCGGATAACCCTAACCAACTGTTCCAGGTCGCGTCTGACGCGTCTTTGACAGACCGCGCAACTGCACAAGCGGCCGTTTTCGCAAACGCGTCTCTAGGCACTTCCGCTCGCACCGGTTCTACCTCTAATGGTAATTCCAATTCTGCATTAGGTGTGTCTACAATCAATACTACGGCGACTCTTCCGCTTCGTATTGTTGGCATCATGGACGACGAAGCCAACAGCGATTACGCTGCGGCAGGGATTCCAATGATTGTTCGTATTAACGCGCACTTCAATGCTCCAACTAGCCGTTTCGATTCGCAGACCACCGCGACTTCGACAGGCATATAAGGAGGGATATAGAATATGGCTATTTCTCGCGCACAACTAGCGAAAGAGCTAGAACCCGGCCTTAATGCGTTATTCGGGCTGGAATACGATCGTTATGAAAACGAACATGCAGAAATCTTTGATGAAGAAAGTTCAGATCGAGCTTTTGAAGAGGAAGTTATGCTCGGCGGATTTTCCACAGCGCCAGTGAAAGGTGAGGGTTCGTCCATCAGCTTTGATGACGCCCAGGAAACTTACACTGCTCGTTATTCGCACGAAACTATTGCATTGGCCTTCTCTATCACAGAGGAAGCAGTGGAAGATAACTTGTATGATCGCTTGTCTGCGCGTTATACACGGGCTCTTGCACGTTCAATGTCTCAAACCAAGCAAATCAAAGCTGCGGCCGTGTTGAACAACGCGTTTACCGCGGGCGCTTCCGCTCTTGGCGACGGCGCAGCACTTTGTTCTGCGTCTCACCCGACTCTTTCCGGAAACCAGACCAACCTTTTGGCTACCGCGGCAGATTTAAACGAGACGTCTTTAGAGCAAATGCTTATTGATATTGCAGGTTTAACTGACGAGCGCGGCCTTAAAATTGCGGTTCGTGGGATGAAACTAATCATTCCAAAAGAACTTCAATTTATTGCGGAGCGTGTTATTAACTCTAATCTACGCAGTGGAACAGCAGATAATGATGCAAACGCGATGAAAAACATGGGCATGTTGCCAGATGGAGCGGTGGTTAACCACTTCCTCACTGACAGCGACGCATATTTCATTAAAACAGATGCGCCAAACGGTTTTAAATACTTTAACCGTTCGCCAATCAAAACGGCGATGGAAGGTGACTTTGACACTGGAAATATGCGGTTTAAGGCGCGTGAGCGTTACAGCTTCGGCGTTTCTGACTGGCGTTCTGTTTTCGGTACACCCGGCGCATAAAACATGTTATAAGAAGGAACGGTACTTTGTATCTTTCCTCCTGATAACTGGGGCAACTTCGGTTGCCCCTTTCTTTTTTGTACGATTGTGTTATTCTACGAAATAGCGATAATGCTTTATATATTCCTGCGACTTTGCACTCTCGGGAAGTTGACCCCGGACACGGGAGGAGAAAAACATGGCAACCACACATTTTTTAGGACCAGTACAGTCCACTAACGGTTTTGAAGTTCCTGTTGTTACGACAGCTAATCTGCCGGCTTTTGCGGACACTACCGTGGGAACGGTATATATTATTAGCGACAATGGTGCGGGCAACAACGAATATTGCCTGGTTATTAATACCGGTGCCGCTTGGGTTACTGCCGTAGGCGCAGCATTGTCTTAATAGGGGATTACTCATGGCTGGTTCTGATGTAAGAGCAAAACGCTTGACCGCAACGGGTTCTGCCGGAGTAGGCCCGGCAAGGATTAGGCAGGTTCAAGTAAAAACTACCACGGGAAGCCCTCGGTTGACTATTTCAGATGGAAACGGGGGTTCGACGGTATTAGATATGGACTTAGATGCCTCAGACACGCATTCGGTAAACATTCCCGATGAGGGTATTCGTGTGAGTGATATCTATATTGCGACGTTTACCGCCTGTACTTCGGTAACAGTGTTTTTTAGCTAAAAAATGTCTACTAGGCGAAGAGAAAAGCCAATAACGCGTAGCACTAAGGGCAAAGGTGCTAACTACAGGCCGACGTCTAAGGGTGCAGGAATGACCGAAAAGGGGGTGAAGGCGTATCGTCGCAAAAACCCTGGGTCTAAATTGAAAACCGCTGTAACGGGAAAGGTTAAAAAGGGTAGTAAGGATGCCAAACGGCGTAAGTCGTTTTGCGCGCGGTCGGAGGGTCAAATGAAAAAATTTCCAAAAGCGGCCAAAGATCCAAAAAGTCGTCTAAGGCAAGCTAGAAAACGGTGGAAGTGCTAATGGCCTACTCAAAAAAGTCAAAAAAATCTTCTTCAAAAAGCAAGGGTAGCAAGATTTGTCCTGCGGGCAAAGCGTGGGCGGAAAGGACTTTTGATACATATCCGTCCGCTTATGCAAATATGGCGGCTTCTAAATATTGCAAAGATCCTAACTACGCAAAAAAATCAAAAGGAAAGAGCCGTGGGCGGTGAACTAGCTAAATGGCGAAAGCAAAAATGGGTTAGGATTGATAGCTCCGGCAATATTGCGGGAGAATGTGGGACGTCTAAAGACAAGAAGAATCCGGACAGGTGTTTGCCCATAGCCAAAGCTCGTTCTTTGTCAAAAAGTCAACGTAAATCTACGGCTGCAAAAAAGAAGAGTGAGGGGAAAAAGGGGAAAACTACCGTAAAAAACACGAAAGCGGCAGAAGTAACTTACGCAGCTACGGGCGGAGAAATAAGATCCACCCGGCCCAAACGTTCGTACAACGGATCGTCTCCGAAAGGCACCGTGGTAGCCCGCGGGTGTGGCAAAGTAATGTCTAATCGACGTAAGCACACCAAAGGATCGGTGTCGCGAGCATGAACATAGCGTTTTTCGATCAAAAGATAGAGGCTGTTATTGTAAAAGAATTACAGAAATGGTCTCGCGAGGTTTTGGAAGAGCCCAGCCCTTATTTCAACGGTCTCTCTCCGTGTCCGTATGCTCGGCAAGCGTGGAAAGAAGATCGCGTGGGCATACTTTTTAAATACAATGATTCTTACCAGCACCTGTATAAATGTATTTCCGAATTTGACGACAATTTAGATCTTGCGGTAATTGTAGATCTTTCAAACAATAAAGACTCTGAAACATTTCACGGCTATTTAGATGACCTAAATACCGTTATTTCTCAAGGAATGTTTATTGACCGAGATATTTGGTTAATGGGGTTTCATCCAGACGATGACGAAAATGATTTTGTAGAAGATATTGTTTTTGAGCCTTTGACCGATATTGAGTACAGCTTAATTTTTGTACAACGACTAACTAAAGTACAAAAATCTTCTGATAGCTTGGTTAAAGTAGGTTACTATGATACTTATGGAAAAGAATACAACGTTCAAGAATTGATAGATCGTAGAAAGCAACTGTATAGGAGACTGAAAAATGGCAATGCGACCCAAGAAGATGGCAATGCGGCCCAAGAAGATGCGCGGCGGCGGCATGGTTAAGAAGATGCGCGGCGGCGGCATGGTTAAGAAGATGCGCGGCGGCGGTATGGTTAAGAAAACCACTAAGAAACGAAGCTAGTCATGGCAGTTTCCGGTACGAAGACGTTTGAACTAGACGTCACAGAATACATTGAAGAGGCGTTTGAGCGGTGCGGGCTAGAGGTTCGCACTGGTTACGATATTCGTACCGCGAAGCGATCGTTGAACCTTATGTTGGCCGAATGGGCCAACCGAGGGTTAAATCAGTGGACTATCGCACAAACACAAGTAACCGTAGTTCAGGGTCAAACAGACTATTCTTTGGGTTCCGATACCATTGACGTACTATCTGCGGTGGTACGTACTAACAGTGTGGATTACGGGATTGAGCGAGTCAGTCGCGATGAGTATTTAAATATTCCCACGAAAAGTTCTCAGTCCAGGGTGTCTCAGTTTTTTGTGGATCGCCAAATAAACCCCACCTTGAAGGTCTGGCCCGCCCCCAACAATAGTACGGATGTTTTGATATTTGATCGATTGGTTCGAATGGATGATGCGGACAAACCCACCAATACTATGGAAATGCCCTTTCGGTTTTACCCTTGTTTGGCGGCAGGTTTAGCCTATTACATTGCTATAAAGCGAGCGCCAGATCGAGTGCAGCTGCTGAAAGCGGTATATGAAGAAGAGTTCGAGCGCGCGGCCACCGAAGACCGGGATCGCGCATCTTTTAATGTGCAGCCTAGCTTAGACTATTATCGGATAAACTGATGAGTAAATACGCACTGGGTAAAAAAGCATACGGGATATCTGACCGTTCTGGTTTTCGATACCCTTTGGGCCGTATGCGCAAAGAGTGGACGGGAATGCTTGTTGGGTATGATGAGTGGGAGGCTAAACAGCCTCAACTAGAGCCACGTCGAAAGGTTATAGACGCACAAGCTTTAAAAGATCCTCGTCCAGATAGAGTAGAGCCTCTAGTGGTTACGGTAGGCTTACCCACTGTGGAGCAGCCCAATAACCGACCCGTTTCGGGCTTTGGTCAAACCGGATATATTACGGTGGTAATCACATGAGTTTTACATACGATCAATTGAAGCAGGCTATTCAGGACTACACTGAAAATACGGAAACAACGTTTGTGACTAATTTACCGGTGTTTATTCGCGCAGCAGAAGAGCGAATCCTAAAAAATATTCAATTAGACTTATTTCGACGGA